CGTTTGGATACCCTGTCTTTGTGTCTAGGTTGTTAGGAACAGAAGTATTGCCTAACGAGTTCTGTGCCGCTCCAACGTTAGACCCTTCTGATGTTTCTACTGTAATGTTTAATGCGTCTCTGTATTGACCTTGAGGCACTAAGCGCTCGTCAAGGTCTTTGTTCATAACGCCTTGTATAAATGTATTCTTTAGGTCAGCCATTACTTAATTGTTTTGTCCTTACCTCGCATTACCATCAACAGTCTTCCTGCGGCTAAATTACTAAGAGATATCTTCAAGTTTCTTAGGAGTGAAGACTGCTCATTCTTAGCTCTTTTAACAAGGTACTCTTGAACACCTGATTTGTTCTCAAGAAGACACCACTTTATGTATGCATATATCCACTTCTCAGCCATCTTATGCACATACGTCTCGGAGTCTCCTGCATATAGTCCGTCAGAAATGTACTCCAGTACAACTCTTTGACCAGAAATATTGGAATCGAAATCAATTATTCCTGCCCTTTTGTTGATCCTGAACGATGGGGTAGAACGCGCTCTGTCCGTATCAAGTCCATAATAACCACCACGGGCATATCCGAATACCCATACACCATCAACACACCAACCGGCACAACCGTCATAGATACCAGGCCCGTAGTATATAGACTGGTTAAGACGACTGGTATCAAGCTGGGATGTAGTCGTAAGCACATTACCATTTATGTCGAATTGAAGGTTGCCATTAACGTCCTGATCGTATGCTATAGCAGATATAGCCTGCAAGTTCTCATGCATGGTAAACAGTCTTCCTTCAATCTCAAGAGAGATACGAATGTAGTTTATGTAGTCATGAGGAAGTATCATCTTTAAGTCATCTTGAACGATGTACTCAAACACACGAGGCTCCCTTGCCGCGTCATAGTTGTATGTCTGTATAGCCTGCTTTGCGTAGAACAAAACCTTGCCCCTCGTAGTCTTACCAACAAGCGTGTCGTTGCCAGTGTGTATAAGCATGAAGTTTGTCACAAGCTCAGAAAGCGATGTGTCTTGATACGATCCCCAGTTATCCGGATTACTATAATACGTTTGTTCTGTCATTTATTATGCCTTTTGTTGAGCATCCATTGCTTCGTCATTCTGCATCACTTGCACTACTTCAGCCTCCCTTATAGACACACCTGCATACTTGCAGATCAGCACAACGAGCCTAGGCAACTCAAGTAACGGTAGCTCAAAATCTTGAAAATCACTTTGAGATTGATCAAAAAGAGCCTCTCCACTTGACAGCAACTGCCATGTCCACTTTGGATCTTTTGGATACCTTATGTATGTTATAGTAACGTTTGTCGTTATTGTCGTTGGATATACCTGAATTCCGGCATCACCAGATGATCCATTTTCATCAAGGACATATACAGGCCATTCTTCTGTTGGAGATATCTTATTTGAATTCAGTCTGTATCGTATCTTTGCTGAACTTTCTTTTTCGATATCTGTAATATCGTCATACGTCAATCGTATTATCTTATATGCCTTTTGTTCTGAAGGTTGACTTGGGTCATCTCCAGGCATATAAAATTTATTCTGAATGTTGTCGTATTGAAGCGCATTCTCTACTAAGAACCTATCAACTATTTCGTGCAATAACTCTGGAACATCAGCGTAATCTGTTCCATACATACGCGCACTTTGCTTTGCCAAAGCTAGGCTGTAGTCGTACATGTACTTAGTAAATATGTCCAGCTGTGCTTGTCTTGAAAACAGATTGAATTCCTCTGGCGTGATATATCCTCTGTTTTCCTTACTGAGAATTGACAGTACTGTATTTCGGATGATGTTAATCATAATGCAAAGATAGTAAAAAAGGGCACTCGATATGAATGCCCTTTTAATACATTAGTACGTAATGTTAGTTCAATGCAACACTTGCAATTGTAGTGCCAGTAGGCAATGCAGGAACAACAAATGAATCTGGATTACTAGCAGACTTATTTGCCTCCTCAATAGCAGCATAGATAGCATCTCTAAATGCTACTTGCGCTGCAGAAGTAGCAGTAGCAGAAGACGTAATACGAACGATATCTGTTCCAGCTGTAGCACCACCAGCAGCATACAATACATCTACCAATGTAGGGTTTGCTAATGTAGTTGCAACAAACTGAATACTAGACGCGTTAAGTAGAGTAACGTTAGATCCTGCTGTTAGTTTTAAGAACTTCTCCATCTGTAAAAAAATAAGTGGGTTAATAATAGATGCAAAGATAATAAAAAAGCCGATATCTCTATCGGCCTTATTTTATCACTCTCCGTCGTATTGATTTCGGAGATACTTGAAGAACTCAAGTCCGTCATCTGACTGAAGCCATGCAGCAAATGCTGACTCAGTTTTTTCATTCAAAGGAACAGACATAAGTCTTTTCTTGTTGTCTTTTAGGTTGTAGTGTATGTCTCTACCTCCATTTCTAACTGACACAAATCCATCACGAATTGCTCGTGTTGCAATATCATCAAGTTCAAGGTCTGGATCGTCGATGGCTTCCAAGAAGTCTTCAGGGTATGATTTAGCGATCTGCATACATTCCCACTTGATTTCCTTAGCGTCCATCTTGTCTACGTTCTTGCTTGTAAACATACGGATAATAGATGCCATCTTCTCGATAGACAGTTCACGAGCTGCTATCTGAGCGTCCAATATTAAATTCTCTATATTGATTCGTTCTTCTGCTTCTTTTACTGGATCGAATTCATAAAAGTCTCTATCGTATCCAGGATGAATTCTCAAGAAGTTCAGCAAAACAGGATTAGACTCAGGAACATCTAACTCGCCATCTCTAAATATGATTGGCTCAGTTATTACCTCATTGTCTTGTTCGTCAACAAATGGTGACTCTTGATTTATTGCATACCTTAAGCTTCGGTTCTTCTTTTTTGTTTCATCAAAGTGAAGAAGTCTGCTTGATGGTCTATCCTTCGATTGAAGGAGAAATGATACAGGTGTTTTTCTGCTTTTAAGCAGGAATTTGATTGTTTTCATGATTTGATATAATTTGAATTAAAATAAAAAGAAAGGGGAGAGATGTGACTCCCTCCCCAGTTTATTCTTACTTGAAGATGAAGAAGTTGTTAGCTCCCAATGTACAAAGCGCACGCTCTGACAAGAAGTTACAATACATCGCATCCACATCGCTATTTGTAGCACCACCAGCACCACCAGTGATCCAGTTCTTGTACTTACGGTTTTCAGTCTCAGAAGCACGGTAACGAACGTGAAGGAACGGACGAGCTACTCGTTTACCCATAACCTCATCGTATACGTTAGTAGTTCCAGCTGGAACAAGTACTCCGTTAACTTTACCACCAACAAGACCTCCACGAGTAGTAGCATCGTTAAGGTATTTCCAGTCAGTCTTATAGAAGTCATAAGAACCACGACGGAATCCTGTGAATCCAAGGTTCAATGCCATCTTCTCGTTGTTATCAAACAAACCGTAAGACGTACCACCAACTCCGTAAGAGTTCTGTGCAGCCAACATATCGTCGATAGCCAAAGAGAACGCACGATTGATAAACAATGTGTTCTCAGCGATAGAACCTTGTCCGTCAAGTTGCTCAAGGATATCATCGAAGTCAGCAAGAGTAGATGGAGTACCACCTGACCATACGTTACCACGATCTTCGATAGCTTCAAATAAACCTGTTGTACCCCATGTACCTGTAGCACCGAAATATGTATCAGCTCCAGAAGATGCGTCTGCATTTACATGCTCAATCATCATCATTTCAAGCTTGTCGTCAAAACGCTTACGCGTATCAGACTTAGACTTCAAATACCAAAGGTAAGAAAGACCCATATCAGTTTCAACTTCAATCCATCCGATTTGAGCCATGTCAGAACCAGAGATAGAGAAAGTATCCTTGATGATAACAGGCTTAACTTGAAATACTTCAGTTTCAGCCTCAAGAGATCCTTGCATTCCGCTTTCACCCTTCTTGAACTCAGAACCGTAAACAAACACCTTAATATCTGTAGTAGGGTTTGTGAATCCTACACCAACAGCAGCAGAGTAGTATGCTACAGTAAATTGAGTAGCATCACCGCCAGGAGCAATAGCAGTTACAATTGCTTTTTCAGCCTTGTTGTCTGAAGCAGAAGAAAGAAGAACTGTCTCATTCAAACGGAAGTTATGGTTTGAAGCT